TGTCTATGACAAATTGTCATATCATTTTGTTTTATAAAAATGTTAAAAAATTCAGGACCATCCGTAAATGATGTATTCAAAATCGCAGGATTATTAATAATCTCAAATTTGTTATCCACAAGATAACTAGTCGATTTCATCTTTAACTCATACCCCAAATCCTCTTTTAAGTCTTTAATGTACTGATATAACTCAATAGAGTTCTTCGCATCAGGATTAAAATCCCTAACATTAAAAAATCTTTGTACGATGATGTTGTTGTTAACAGTCATCAAAAATTCCAGTTTAACCGCTTCGTCTTTCATTTTGTTTGTTTTTATTTGTTATTATAATTTTTATTTTCTTTTATTGTGTATGTTCCACATACTCTTGTCAATTCTTCGCAACATATTGTTTTGAATTCAATACACCCTCCCATGTATTCTATATTATTTGTTTTGAACAAATTTCCACGTCCATCCGATATTTTGTATTTATATCTTTCTTCGGATTTATCAATTAAAAATACCAAACCCGTAACTATACATACTAAAATCAATACGAATACCATTATTTGTAACTTATCTTTCATTTTTTATCTTTTAGTTCTAAAATTCTTTTTTTCTTTTCTTGTTAATTTTAAAAATGGTGTTAAGAAATTTACCCAATTATTATCACCCTTTGGTAAGAATTTAAAGAATCCATCTTCCATCATCATTTTAATAATGTTACGGTGTCCCCTCCCATCAGGGTCAAGAGTTTCTGAATAATATAACTCTACAAGAGTTTTACCTTCATCAGTTATAATTGGTTTTGATAAGTTAACAATCTTTTCATTAATCTCGAAAAATTCGTTTCCGTAAATTCCTGTTTTTGTTTTTCCTGTTAGTAAATTTTTTAAAACATTATTGTCTTTATCAGTCTCAAATAATGTTTCCGCCTTTTTCAAAATATCGGTTAAATTTACCTCTTCGTCAAGTATTTCAGGAAATAATTTTATCAATGTTTTTTCACCCAAATAATATATCCCATCAATATTATCCGATTTGTCCCCAATTAATACTTTACACACAGGAATATTTGAATGAGGAACCTCAATTTCATATAATTTAATCTTATCCCCAAACTTATAAGTCTTCTTAGCATTTGGTGAATAAACCGAAACTCTTTCAGAAATTAATTGTGTTAAATCTCTATCACCAGAAAAAATAGTTATTTGTTCGTTATTAGATATTTGACAATAATAAGAAATTAAATCGTCAGCCTCATTGTTTTCAACACATACCTGACGGATAAACATCTCCTCCAAATATTGTTTTATTCTCTCTCTCTGATGATTAAATGATATCTCCTTGAAAGGATTATTATCCTCTCTTCTAGTTTCTTTATATTGGGGGTATATTAGTTTTCTTGGTTGTCTACTACCCTCACCATCCCAAAAAACAAGTACCTTTTCGTAGTTATACTCCTCGATAAATTTACGGAGGGTGTTTAGAAAATGCCAAATACCTCCGATATGTTTACCTTCATGATAATAATCTTTAACTCCGTGAAAACCAATTTTCAGTAGATTGTTCGCATCTATTATAAGTGTTTTGGTCACTCTTTATTTTCATTTAAGGGTTCTAAAATCTTGTTTCCTTTTTTAATATATTCTTTCAATAGTTTATTAACTAAGGAAGAAAGGTTAATTGACTTCTCTTTAAAATAATTAGGTAATTCCGGGTCTACGGAAACTCCAATCTTTATTTTTTTTTCTTTCTCATCAATTTTTTTTCTTCCCATATTAATAAATATCTAATAAATTATAAAAAGTATAAATATTATAACTTTTTTTACTCATTATCTTCTTTTTCCTCTTTTAAAACAAAGTCACCATCAGTTCCAATAATTTCTTTCCAATAATCAGCGTATTCTTTCTTATATTTTTCTATATTTGTTTTTTCCTCTGTTGCATCTTTACCTGCGATAAATCCATGTGGTGTTACTATTATTTTACCATCATCATATCCAAGACCATTAATATGATTCTTCATAACAGAAACTTTTGTTCTTGATGCAAATTTAATTGTTCTTTTATCTTTAGTTGCTGTAATTTTAGTTGTACCAGCACCTTTTTGATTACCAAATAAGAATACCAATGATGAGTTTAACCAAATCGCTTCACCACCTTTAGCCTTAATTTTAGGTTGACCAAACGGATTATCAGGTAACTCAACCCAAGGTTGGTTTACAATAATTAAAGTATTTTCATATTTAGATTCTGCTTTACGTGAACCTGATATACGTTGATTAATACCCATACCTATTTTATCCGCCAAAGCTGCAGCATTATGTTGTTTTCCACCTCGACCCTCATATGTCATTTTACAAGGAACTGAACCAACAGAATCCCAAAGAAATAACAAACTATAATCTAATTCACCTTTCTCTTGAGCATCTAACATTGAATTAATATAATCTGTAATTTGTTCTATATAATTAAAATTATTGTTGAACAGATAAAAACCATCCCAATCAACTTCACCTGTTGATTCATCAACTACTTGTTCACATTCAAATCCCATTAATTTAGCATGGTCAAACGACCATTTTTGTTCCGTAATAATGAAAACAGGTAAAATACCCTTCTTCTGAGCATCTACCGCAGTTTTAACTAATGCCGTTGTCTTACCCGTATCACTATGTCCTAAAAACATATTAATGTGCCCAATTGCAGGGCCAGGTAATCCTACCGCATCCAAAAACTCAGAACCTAAATCAAAAAATCTTTGTTGTTTATATTTTGCAGATGTTGAAAACTTATCTTTAAGTGATTTAAAATCATTCTTTTTAATTGCCATATATTTTTATTTTAATTGTTCGTAATAATTATCGTTAAATTTTGGGTATAAATCAATATCACCCCCATTTTTTTCTGATAATTTATCTACCCATTTATTAACTTTCTCTTGAGGGATATCACCCATACCTGAAACGTGATAAGTAGACATACCCCACCTATAAATCATAGTGGGGTTGTCTTTTGATTCATGTATTTTTCCATTAAATTTAAATGTTATGTCGTAGTCCTCACCAAAACTTTTTTCAGGAAATACAATTCTATTAATGTATTTTTTGGTATAAACATTTCCGTTATTAACATTACCCTTAATATCAACAAATTTATTATTTTCAAAGTAATAATGACTACTTCGTCTATAAATTTCGTAGTTTGGGTTTTCTTTAATTTGTTTTTCTACTAATTCTAATGCGTTTGGTGCTAATAAGTCATCATCATCTAATCTGTAGATATAATCAAAGTTACATTGATTAAATCCGTATTTCAACTTTTGTGAAATATTATCAATTTTTTCATTTAAATTGAAACATCTAATATTTGGATGTATAATCCTGTATTTGACTTTTGGGTCATCATTAATTATGACCATCTCACCATCATCATAATTCTGTTCTAAAAATGAAAATATACATTCCTCAAGTAGTGTTTTTCTACCGTAAGTTAAAGTAAGAACAGAAATCATATATTAGTTATATTTGTAAAATTTCTCTAAATTTTCTAATTTATCATTAGCATTTGCAATTTTTTCAACCAGTTTATCCATCTCCTCTATATGTTGTGGATGTTCACCTATACCTACAGGATTTGTGAAATAAACTAATAATGATGCTTCAGCGTCAGCCGCATCTGCCTGATATTTTAAACGTAACGCATTGTAAAGTTTTTCGGAAATATTTGTTTTTTTGTCCATGTTTAATGTATTTTTTTGTTAAAAAAAAAGAGCTTGGACATTTTGTCTATGTTAATGTCCAAGCTCAGTTAATAAAATTAGAATGGCATGTCTTCATCAGGTTCTGACTCAGACTGTGGGTCTGTATAAGCTTTTGATTTACCACCAAAAGTATCTTCATTTGAATCCGAGTTACCGTATACATATCCACCTTTTTCACTATCCCATTTTGGTGTTTCACCACGAGCGATAGCTTCAAGATATTCTACAGGTTTTTTAGAGTAAACATCTTCCCAAGTTAATTCATCCTCAATCCATGTTTTTGCGGTATCTTCATCTTCATGAAGTGTTGCTGGGTCATCATACATAACTGTTTGAATAACTGTATATACCGAACCTGTTGGTGTTTTAGCTTTGGTTAATTCTAAAATAATATCACGTCCTTTTTGAGGGTCTGTAACATCACCTTTCGCTCTGAAAATAGGGATGATTTTGTCAAGAATACCCTCGTTTTTATAATTGTGTTTAAAACGCCAGAATTTAACACCATCCTGTTCTGCATCTCTATCAACAACTTTTACAATATAAAACTTACGAGGTTTATACTGTGCGGCAAGTTTCTTATCAGATTCTTTACCTGTTGACATAAGTTCTTCATGAACCTCACTTAATGGTGAACGTTCATTATCGTTCTTACCCGGGTCATAAAACTTTAGCCATTTACCGTCCACTTGAATTTCGTGGAACCAAACTTCTTTAAACGGAGAAGAACCGTCTTTGGTTGGTAGAATTCTCAACCTTTTTTGTCCTTGTTTTTCTTTATCGCTAAGGATTGCTGCGAAGTATTTTTTCATCCTTTCGTCCTGAGACATTTTTGAGGTGGATGTACCCTGTTGTGATTTTTCGTACTGTGATAGTACTGCGTCTAAACTGTTTGTCGCCATAGTTAAAATATTTAATTGTTTATGTAAGTATAAGTGTCAGCCGTGAGTTTGTCAAATAAATTTTTAAAAAAAAATTACTTGATTTGTGTAAATTGGTTGTCTGTATCTTCAAAACTTCTGAAACTTTTTTTAATGTCAGAAGGAGAATAGTTTTCAACCTCATCTTGGGTTAAGATGTATTCATTTTTTCCTGTTTTTTCAAAATCCTCTTGTTTGTCTTGGAAAAAATCTGAAAGTTTTTGATTAAATGGTCCTGAATCAATAGTTCTTAAATCCATTTTTTCTTGAGCGGATTTTGGTCTATATTTTTCTACTTTTGATTCTAAATCATTCAATTTATTAACAATAGAGTCCATTTCACCCAATTTCGTTTCTAAAGTGTTTAGATGTTGAAATAAACTTTCAAAATAATCTTCTTGTTTCTTTTCAACACTTTTTTGAGATTTAACTAATTCTGTTACATCAATTTCTTCTACTTTATTTTTTTCTTCACCAACTTTCTCGACATCAGGGTCTGCAGCAATATCCACAGGAGTCGCACCTGTTACTGGTGGAGTCGGAGGTGTTGCACCCATTTCAGGTGCAGG